TTTTTCAATTGGTGGTCGCATTACAAAGAAAGAAGTTATGGAAGGCAAGATGCACAATGGCAGACCAATTTCTATTATTAAAGAATATGATCTTGGTGAGTTGAGCTTGGTAGATAATCCAGCAAATGCTATGGCAATAATTGATTTAGTAAAAATGGACAATGTTGGGGATTTAAATTACGCTCTTGATTGCGACTTAGATTGCCAAATTGAAAAAGCAAAACAACCATTAAAAGATCCAAAGGGTGGGTTGACTGCTGCTGGTAGAAGGCACTTTAAACAAACAGAAGGCGCAAACTTAAAGCCAGGTGTTCGTGGAGCCGCCAACACCCCAGAAAAAATGCGCCGCAAAGGTTCTTTCTTGACAAGATTTTTTACAAACCCTTCTGGACCAATGAAGAAGCCAAATGGCGAGCCTAGTCGCTTAGCTCTTTCTGCCGCTGCGTGGGGCGAGCCAGTCCCCCAGAACTCTTCAGATGCCGCTGCTCTTGCAGCAAAGGGTCGCAGGTTGTTGGAAAGATATGCTAACACTAAGAAGAAGAGTGTTACAGAGAATGATTTTAACAACTCCTTACTTGATTCTTTACTAGACATTATTGAGAATTCAGAGAGTGTTGAATCAATTGAAGAAGATTTTACAATGGCAACTAGTGATATTGATAGCGATATTATTGATATGCTCTTGGATGAATTATACGAGGAGATTATTATGGAAGTAGAAAAATCATGTAATTGTGAAAGTAATGTTGATAAAGAATTGCAAAATTTAGAAAAATATGATAGTGTAATCCCTATGGATAATTCTTTGACAGATAATAAGATGTCATTTATTAAGAAGTTTATTAATTGGGTAGGTCCAATTGATAATTTAGGACTAGAAAAGTCCGAGCAGGATACAGAAGCTTCAACAGAAGCGGATGTGATTGTTGAACAAGTGGAGGAACAAGATATGGATATTGAAGTTCTTAAAGAAGCCCTTGGTTCAGTCATTGATCAAAAGCTTACCGACTTCGCAACTTCATTTAAACAAGAAGTAGAAGCGAATGTTGATGCTAAAATTGAGGCTGTAACAAAGAGCGTTGAGGATCAAAAAATTGAATTGGCTGAGAAGTTGGAGACAACTGAAAAAGCCTTAGAGGTTCAGACAGCAAAGGTTGAGGAATTCGCTCAAGCAGGCGCTGTTAAGAAAAGCGTTGACCCAGAAGATGATGAAGATGGTGAGGAGCTTGTTAAGTCCGCACCAAAGTCATTCTGGAGCAATATGTATTTACCACAAGAGTTAATTAGCTCTTTGGGTTATAGGTCATAAGGGAGGATCATCATATGGCAACACAAAATGAAATTTTAGCAAAAGCTAATGAAGTAACAACGGCAGTGGTGAACTCGGGTAGCGGTGTAAGCTCTATCGGTGGTCTCCTTAATGCAGAGCAATCAAATCGCTTTATTGATTTCGTAGTAGATCAATCAACTTTGATGCAAAGTTCAAGAGTTGTGCGCATGCGCACACCTCAGGTTGACATTGATAAGGTGTCAGTCGGTACAAGAATTATGGCAAAAGCAACAGAAGCCAGTGACACTGGTTCAAACGCAGCGGTAACTTTTTCTAAAGTTTCGTTGAACAGCGTAAAGCTTCGTTTGGATTGGGAATTGAGCACAGAGTCGCTTGAGGACAACATTGAGGGTGCTTCGTTAGAAGATCACCTTGCACAAATGATGGCTCGCCAAACAGCAAACGATCTTGACGATCTTTTGATTAATGGTAACACATCATCCAACAATGGTCTTTTGAAGGCTCTTGATGGTTTCAACAAGTTAGCTCTTGCAGGTGCAACTGTTGTTGATGAAGCAGGAAACAATGTTTCCCGTGCAACCTACGACAGAGTTCTTCGTAACATGCCAAGCAAGTATTTGCAACGCCGTAACGAATTGCGATTCTTCACAGGCTCGGCAGTTGTGCAAGACACATCTTTCAGCTTGCAGAACCCTAACTCGGCAACAGCAGCAACAGCTGGAGCAGCAGCCCCAGCATCAACATATGGTGAGCAAGCATTCTTGAATGGTTCAATCCGTGCAAACGGTGGTCCAGGTGCTACTGGAATTTCGCCTTATGGTATTCCATTGGTGGAAATTCCACTTATGCCAGAAACAGTTTCGGGTGATTATTCAGCCGCTGCTGGTTCACATGGTTATGTTGAATTAACATTCCCAAATAACAGAGTTGTTGGTATCCATCGTGACATCACTCTCTACCGTCAGTTCCAACCAAAGACTGACACAATTGAGTACACACAGTTTATGCGTGTTGCAAACAACATTGAGAACCTCGCTTCTTATGTTCTTGCAAAGAATGTCAAACTGCGCACTCTTTAATATAAATAATTAATGTAGAAAGGGTGGAGTGTGAGTAATCACCCTCCACCCTCTCTCATGTTATACTGGATATAATAATCTAAAGAATAGGATGGTTTATGGTAAACAGAGATAATGTAGTTACAACTGAAACAGCAGCCCCTCGCAAGAAGGCTCCAGCTAAGAAAGCTGCAGTTAAGAAAGAAGTGAGCCCTGTTGATGGCGATAATGATGGCTTGATTGATGACGGAAAAGAAACGGAACGCCCTGTTGAATTGGCGGGTGTTTCTAGTGATACTGAGTCCCTTGTGATTTATTTTGAAAGCGGAATGGGTTATACAACGGGAACAGGAATTAGGTTTACAAGGGAATCTCCAATGAGAGAAGTCTCTTTTGCGGAAGCAAATTTACTTTTAAGACTTTCTAATTTCAGATTAGCTAATGACGAAGAAAAGGAAATGTATTATAATAACTTGGAGGGCTAATTTATGGCAGGGAATCTTTCAAACTATCTAGAGAACGAACTACTTGATCACTTTCTAGGCACAACAGCATATACTATGCCAACCACTGTTTATGTAGGTCTTTACACAGTCGCTCCAACAGATGCTGGCGGTGGAACACAGGTAACTGGTGGTTCTTATGCTAGACAGCCTGCAACTTTTGCTGCTGCAGTTCTCGGTGCAACATCCAATAGCGCAAACATTGACTTTGCAGGAATGCCTGCGGCTACAACTGTAGCCATTGGTATTTTTGATGCGCTTACATCTGGGAACTTACTATTGTGGGGAACCCTTACAACGAACAAAACAACAGATGCTGGGGATACTTTAAGAATCGCAACAGGCGATCTTGACATCAGCATTGACTAGGAGATTAGTATGCTGAGGAGAGAATTTAATGGTGCAGTGCTCAGAACAAGTCTTTCTGCCAGTATTAACAATACTTCTTCTTCAATTTCAATTGTTGATGGCTCAACATACCCGACTGGTATCAATCCGTTTGTAGTTGTTTTAAATCGTGGGAATCCATCTGAAGAAAAGATTTTAATTTCTTCAAGAACAAGTAATACTCTTACTGTTTCCGAAAGAGGTTATGATGGGACAGTTGCTAATGCTCATATTTCTGGTTCATTCGTAGATCATGTTCTTGATGCAGCTGTCATTCAAGATATGAATACAACAACATATGACAATGAAGTTCTTGTTTGGATGGGAGTATAACATGGCTAATTTAACACCAAAAAATTTCTATATCGGTAGTGAATCGGCTACAAATGCTTACACAACAGCTAATGTTTCTGGTAATTATTCAATTATTAAAAATATTAATCTTTGCAATACAACTTCTTCTAATGCTGTATGTAGCATTCATATCCTTGTTGGAGCAGCAACGGCTGCGGCTAATAATAAAGTGGTAAGCAATGTTAATGTATTGGCAAATAATGTTGTGTTTTATAATACATCAGTAGTTATACCTGCTAATAGTAAAATCTATGTTGATCAAGTTACAGCTAACGCTATAACATTTACCATTAGCGGTGTAGAATATGCCTAATCTTCAAAACCAATCTTTAGCTGAATCTGGTCAAATTGTAACTACTGGCGATACTGGTGTAGTTACAAGCACCATGATCGCTGATGGTACCATTGCCAATGCGGATGTTTCAACTTCTGCAGCGATTGATCTTTCAAAACTAGCTTCTGGTTCTTCTGCACAAATTGTTTTGGCAAACTCTACTGGAGTTGCTACATATACGGCAGTTTCTGGTGATATCACTATTACAAATGCTGGTGTAACAGCTCTTGCTTCAAACATAACTATTTCTAATAATCTTACAGTAACTGGTGACTTAACTGTTAGTGGAAATACTACTACTCTCAACACCGCCAATCTTAATGTTGAAGATAATTTCATTATGCTTAATTCTGGTGAAACTGGCTCTCCTACTTTAAATGCTGGTATTGAAGTTGAAAGAGGAACTTCTACAAATGTTTTAATTAGCTGGGATGAAACAACAGATAAATGGCAATTCACTAATGACGGTTCAACTTACGACAACATAGCGGGAACTGCTTCTCCAACATTTACTGGAACGGTAACTGGGAGCCCTGCTGCTGGTACAACAGCAACTGGCACTAGTGGTTTTGGGTATATGGGTCTACCCCAGAATTCTGCTACCACAGGCGCTTATGAAGTAGTAGCAGCTGACGCTGGGAAACATATTTATTCTACCGCAACTCGTACAATAACTATTCCTCCTAATGCAAATGTCGCTATGCCTGTTGGTACAACTATTGTGTTTGTTGCTGGTACAGGTGCAACAGTTACTATATCAATAACATCAGACACACTAATCTTGGCTGGTCTTGGAACAACTGCTGGCTCTAGGACTCTTGCTCCG